TTACAGGCTCTAGCCACATATGAGATGGGGCGTGACCGTAGAGATGAATTTCGGGACGGCGTTATTCGTATCCCTCTCGAATCAAGGAACCCATAGGAGATTATTATGGCAATTACTCAAGCTGTATCTAACAGTTTTAAAGTGGAGATCCTGAAAGGCCTACACAATTTTACGGCAACGACAGGGAACGCTTTTAAACTAGCACTATACGATAACGAAGCAACGTTGAGCAAATCAACAACTGCATTTCAACAAACTGACGAAGTAGGAGCATCTGGCACTTATTCTGAAGGTGGTGGAGCATTAACATCTGTTACTCCAGTATTATCAGGCGACGCTGCTGTATGTGACTTCGCAGATGTGTCTTTTACAAGTGCAACTATTTCAGCACAAGCTGCTGTTATTTATAATAGTTCAACTGTAACTGGCTTAACAACAAATGCATCTGTATGCGTATTAGATTTTGGTGCGGTTAAAACTTCAACTTCAGGAACGTTTACTATTACATTCCCTGCTGCTGAAGCAACTGCTGCAATTCTAAGAATAGCATAAGGAGATAATTCATGGCCACCGTCCAAGGATGGGGCCGACAAACCTGGAATTCGGGTGCATGGAATACATTCGCACCCGTTGCCGCAACAGGTAATGGCCTCACGTCATCTCTAGGTTCGTCAACGCTTACGGGCGATTGTAACATCACGCTTACTGGTATAGGCACTACCTCTACAGTAGGGACTGGTGTTGCTACAGGTGTTGCTAATGCAAGTGCAACAGGTAATGCGATCACATCAACTATTGGCACAGAAACTGTCACAGGATCTTCAACTCACACTGTTACTGGTTTAGGAACTACAGCATCACTTGGTGATGAAACCGCCACAGGCGTACCTCAATCTGGATGGAATAGAGGCGTGGCTGGAGACAGTGAAGTTACAATTGGATGGAATGACAACCTTTGGAATACAACAGCTCAATCTTATTCATTTACAGGCACTGAAGGAACTTCATCTGTAGGACAAGCAGTAGGAACTACTGATTTTAATATAATAGTAACTGGTGTAGGTCTGACATCAACCGCAGGACAAGTTGGTGGATTTGCTGAAGCTGGATCATTAGGTTTAACATCATCTATTGGAACTTTCTCAATATCAGGAGATTCACAATTAACTATTGTTGCAGCTAGTGAACCTGAACTAGATATTAATACGGGGAGCGTTGCCGTTGCAATTGGTAAAACAGCTTTCCCAACAGGAAATGCTATCACTGCAAGTCTTGGAACAGAAGTTGTAACAGGAAATGCTATTGTGTCACCTTCGGGTAACAACATTGCTAGTAGTTTAGGTACTGAAATTGCTTCTACTGATGTTAATCTTGTTGGTGTAGGTGGCTTTGTTACAAAAACTGTTACTGTTGTAAATACTGGTTATTCAGGAAATAAATATTTTATAGATGGTGTTCAACAAGAAACTTTAGAATTAGCTGAAGGAAATACATACAGATTTGATCAATATAATGCAAGTAATGATGGGCATCCTTTACGATTCAGCACTACCTCAGATGGCACTCACGGAGGAGGATCGGAATATACAACTGGTGTAACAACAAACGGAACTCCAGGTAATGCAGGAGCGTACACACAAATAACTGTATCTTCTGGTGCGCCTACTTTATATTATTACTGTAGTAATCACTCAGGCATGGGAGGACAAGCAAATACTCCTGCTCAAGATGCAAATCAGTTTTCAGCAAATCCACTAACAAGTTTTGTTGGCGATGTATCCCCTGCTGCAGGTGCGATAGTTGCTTTAACTGGTATTGGATTAACAGCAAGTTTAGGTGATGAAACTCAAGAAACAAGCTATGCTTTAACTGGTGTAGCTTCTACATCTAGTCTTGGAACACTAACAATAACAGGAACTTCTACTTTGACACTAACTGGTGTTTCTGTTACAAGTAGCACAGGGACTTTACAAGGGACTTTTTGGTCTGCTGTGGATGACTCTAACTCGGATATAAGTTGGACAGAAGTTCATCAAGCCGCATAAAAGTTTTGACAAACTTTGATTTTAATATTAAAAATTATATAGGAGATTAGATGAGTTCAACATATTCAACAAGTTTAAGAATAGAGCTACAAGGTTCTGGAGAAAATTCTGGAACTTGGGGAACTATTACAAACAACAATTTTTCACAATCATTAGAATTTTCAATTGCTGGTGTAGTAAATGTAGCATGCGGAAACAATGCTGTAACAACTCTTACAAATGCTGATGGACCACAATCACAAGCTAATAACCAAGCAAGAAATTTACATATAAGACTTACTGGTGCACACAGTGCAATCAGGATAGCTCAATTTCCTGCTACTCAAAAAATTTATTTAATTACTAACGCTACGACAGATTCTGGATCTTCAGGACCTTATGCAATGACTGCAAGGCTTGGAGCTTCTGGCAATACTCTTACAATTGAAAATGGTGCTACTAGATTAGTAGCTACAGACGGAACAAACTGGTATGATGTTTTTGCAGGGCCAGGAACAGTAACTGCTCCAATAGATCTTAACGGTCAAACATTAACCTTAGATGCTGATGCAGACACAACTATTTCAGCAGCTTCTGATGACGTAGTAACTTTTAAAGTTGCCAATGCAAATCAACTAACATTATCAGACGGTGCTTTATCACCATCTACAACGAATGATATTGATCTTGGAACTGCCTCTTTAGAATATAAAGATGCCTTTTTTGACGGCACAGTTCGTATGGACGCTATTGGATTTGGTACTACCTCTATGGCACTTCCAACAGGAGATGGTTCTGATGGACAATTTATAAAAACTGATGGATCAGGTACACTTTCTTTTGGAACAGTATCAACCACAACTAAGTTAGATGATATCGCAACAGGAGATGCAGCCTCTAATTTAGCAACAAGTGCAGGTAATATTACACTTGATGCACAAGGAAATGACACTGATATTATCTTTAAAGGAACTGATAACACTGCTGATATTACTATGTTAACATTAGATGGAAGTGATGCAGGAACAGCAATATTTAATAATCATGTATTACCAAACGCTGATGATGCGCAAGATTTAGGTTCTGGAACCAAGCAATGGCGAGACATATATACAGGTGATATAAATTTAAATAACACCAAAACAAGAGATAATGAAGTTGACGGCACAAGAGGTTCTTGGACTATTCAAGAGGGAGAAGAAAATCTCTTTATTTTAAACCGATTAAATGGTAAAAAATATAAATTTAACTTAGAGGAGATAAAATAATGGCTTTAGTAGTAGGAGGAACAACCGTAACAGGAGCAACATCATTAGATGCAAGCAAGCTAACAGGAACTGCTCAAGCATTTAATGGAAGTAACATAACAAGTTTACCAGCGCCAAGTGCCGCTAATGTAGGAGCAGCAACTGCTCAATTGTCGGCGGGTGATGTTGGTGGTTATGGTACATTTTTAACTAATAGTTCTGGTGATGCACCTAAAACTCAAGGTCAAACACTTTCTGGTGGTTCTATAAAATGGTCAAACTGTTCTGGACATACAAATAATAACACTCCTAGTGGAACTTGGAAAATTGTAGGTCAAGGAATTTGGAATGGTCAAGCACCACAAAGAACTGCTGTATGGTTTAGGATATCATAATGAGTATAACTTTAGTAGCCGTAAGAAATCAGCGATGGAGAACGTTAACAACTGAAAGAACGGATAGTGATGGAGCTACTGTTAATGATTCAAACGGAGATCCAATAATTGACGTTATTACTGATGAGAACGGAAACCCAAGAAAAGCTATTCAATGTCAATGTCAATGGTCTCACTTAGGTGATAGCTCGCAAGATTGGTTAGATTTTACTTGTACGTCTTGGGATACTTCACCACACGGTTCAGCTTTATATACTGCTCTAATGAACGGTGATCACGGCGCTATAGCAGACGAATAGTATTCTATTTTTAACTTTTTCTTTTTGTCAAGAAAACAATTTATAAAAGATTTCTTGATCTACTCCGTACATGTGTTTAAATTAGATCTCACCCAAAAATTATAAATCAAGGAGATATTATGGAAAATCAAGAAGTATTGAAGGCTATAGCTACCCTTGCTGATAAGGTGAGTCGTTACCACGAACGTTTATTAGCAGTGGAAAGAGAAAACGAAAAACTACAAAAAGAATTATTAAATCACAAAGAAATTCCTCACATACATACAATTCAAGGTAAGCCACATAACTCTGATACACAGGTTATGGTAACGGGTTTAGATTCTGATATGGAATGTGAAGCGTGTAGCGCTTAATTATTTAGCAGCTTCGCCTACCATGTCTGCTAAAGATGGAGCAAATACTTTTACATCTCTTTTAATTTTTTCAGCAGTTGTAGAAGTTCCTGGATTATCAACATCTGCTTGAGCTTCTGCTTCTGAGTTATACTCAGCACCAGTATCTACATGTGTAATTGTTGTTTCAGTTTTTACTTTATAGTGTGGAATTTTTCTTCCATCTTCAGTCGTAATGTGACCTAATAATTCAGCGGGTTCAACTATCGGCATTTGTGTTTCTCCAATTTATGTTAAAACTAATAATAACTCTGTCATCATTAGAATTATTTGTTTGTACTTCATGTTGTAACCATGAAGGGAAAAAAATCAAGGAATTTTCAACAGGTTCCCATTGTACGCTGTGAGCGAGGTGTATAGAAGCTTTTTCTGTTTTAGGGGGTGATAACACCTCCGACTGTGGTCTAGGCTCTAGAAACACAATATTCCCACACTTTTTAGGAGCTTTTAAATAAAAAACACCTGATAAATAGTTATAAGGGTGTGTATGTACATTGTTTCGTGATCCGGGTGGGTTTATCATACCCCACATACCCGTCATCTCAGGATTGTAATCATCGTCAACGTCCATGTGATTAAAACAATCTTTAGCGTATTTAAGAATGTCACCAACTAACGGATTAAATTTTTTGATGCTATATATTTCATCATGACTATGCCAACCACCTATGTTTGAGCGAGGCATACCCATCTCATCTTTTTCTCGTAGTTGATAAATATTATCAATAAGATGTTCGTGGCCTTTTAGTTGTAGTGAAAATACGGGGGTAATAAATAGAGAGTGTAAATTAATCAGAGTTGCCCTTTCGTGACCTCCATAAAACTTGCTATAATGTGCACCTGATTGGCAGCATTTGCTTGAACTTTTAGAATATCACTTTCTTGCAGAACTAAAGGTTGAGTCAATAATTCTGTTGTTGTAACTGTAGCAACACTCTTTGATTTAAATATTTCAAATGTTGCAGCGCCTCGGACAACTTCAACATCAACTAAAGTTGTTGAACCAGAGTCATTGCAAACTAAAAGAGATTTTACTACATCCGTAGTAGGCGGAACAGGTGGCGTTGCACCAGCATTAGCCGTAGGAACCGTTATAACAGTTGTTAAATCTGTTGTGGTAATATCTACCATTGCGCTTTTAAAAGTATTAGCCAAGGAAAAAAGCCTCCGATTGTGATTCTTCTTTTAAATCTTGTTGGTAGTTTGTGTTAAGTAAAAGAATAATTTGATCTAATAATGAAATCATTTGGTCAAACTGATTGGCGTCATATTCTTCTGTTGCATTTGGTAATCGTGTAATTGTTATTCTAGCCATTATCTTCTTCCGTCTGGTCTAAGTTGTAGCTTTGTAGATCCAAGTCTCCAAGCTGTGTCATTAACTGTGTTAGTTTCATATTTAATTTTAACCGCTCTACCTCTACCCCTTACATCAATTTTCTCTGTAGTGCTAGTAATAGTGCCTGTCGTACTTACGTTAGCCGCGGATTGTGGATACTGTTCCAAGGTCAATGTTGCTGTCATGTTATTGGTAAGATTATCAAAGTCTGGAACTAATCTACTGACTGACATAAGCTCATCACCATCAGCAATTTCAACAGATCCAGTTGTTAAAAAAGCAGAAATAGCTGTACCATCTGCTTGGTTATTACCTGACTCATGTTCATAAATATAAGAAGCTCCTGCAGTCAAACCTAGTATAGTAGATACATTTGCTGTTACACTTGCATCATATTCTGTAGCAATTGGCTGTTCAAACACATAAGAACCGAGCCATGTTGTTCTTCCAAGGTTAACAGTGTACCAAGTATTTTCTAAATAATTATAAGCAACTGCTCTATCTATTTGTGTAGCATTTGCTGAAGGATAATACCAAATAATTTCATTAAAGGCAGTGTTAATACCACAAGCAATATCAGTTTTGTTCGTATAACTTAAATCATCAAAAACATAATCTTGTACAGAACAAGGCATTTTTTTAACAACACCATCATACATGTAAAAAGAATTATCGGACATCCAATAAGAACGACCATTTATTTCTACTGCTGCATGTTGAGCAATAAGGCCACAGTTAGCACCAAGCTGTCTAAGACCAAAAGTAAAAGGTGTACCAACAAACTGAACACCATGAAGTGACGTATCTGTCCAAACAAGTATTTGGCCTGATGACTTAACAGCGCCTACTATTCTAGAACCATCCGATATACGTAGTGAACCAGCTTCATTAGTTGCTACTGGTGTATAATCTGTAGAATCTTCTCGATCAGAAAATCTAAATAGTAAGTCATCTTGAGTAGAACTATTACCTATTGTTGTTTCTGTACCAAAAATCAATAAGTGTCTTGTGTCAGTGGATACTAAACTAAATCTTGATGTAGTAGGAGCGTTAGACAAAGCCGTTGCTCTAGCATCTATTGATCCAGAAAGATCTTTTATAAATGTACCTCCATCTAAAACCGTAGCAATTAAATCTTCACCGAAGTTATCCAAAGACCAATTACGTCCTGCAACAACAACACTTGAAGAAGATCTCGGTGTATTCCATGTGCTAATATTCCAAGCTAATGTATTCCAACCATATCCGTAAGTAGATGTAGAAGGTCCTGTGTTAATTTGATACACAGCATTACCTGTTCCACCACCACCTGATGTTGATCCAGAAGCCGTGCTTGTATGTGTTACTGTATAAGTGCCTGCAGTAGGGACTGTAATAACTTCAAATTCTTGATTCATGTCTAATCCGTCTATTGAACTAAAAGAATCAAAAGTAACAAAATCACCTACTAAAGCACCGTGACTAGCGTCTGTTACTGTGACGGTCGTTGTGCCATTTGTTGTAAAAGGATTTGATAATCCTGATGCTGTTTCTCTAATAGGAGTAATATCGTAAACTTTACCTTCAGAATATAAATATAGTTTTCTATCAGTACCTAAAGCAAGATATCTGGTTCCGTCCAAACCAATCCAGCTATGCGTATCACGGACCACGCCCACAATAGCTTTATTAGGATTTGGTAAATACGACCAACCATTCCATCTTTCAGGTTTACCGTAGTGAAATCTAACAAAATTAGAGTCAACGTATTTACGTTGATCCCCTGCCGAATAAGCAGTATCTTGTTTATCAATGCCTGGTTGAAACTTTAAATCGACTAATTTCATGTTGCAGTATACTAAATTATTTATTGTTTTGTGGCAAGAATTGAGTTCCTACATGACCTCTAAATGAGTAATTACCCATGTGTGTCATACCACTAGCAATATCAGCGTATATTTTGCCACCTATTTTTTGCCACAAACGACAAAAAGCATAATCTTCAGACAAATATCTTTTGGTGTCTGGCTCTATCATTGTATCAAAAAAAGCATAATTCCAATCGGAGTTGTCGTGATATCCAAATGTTTTGTCATGAGGATCTCCTAAATGCTGATCAGATTTAAACCTAAGATGAGGATATGCTAACGCCATTTTTTTAAAGACGTTTCTTTTTATTAACATAAAACCTGTTGCACCGTCCAATACTTCAATAAAACCTTTCTCCACTATTACTTTTTTTGGATTTTTAATATTTAAATTATATTGCAAGGAAGCTGCATGTAATTCATCTTCTTTAATATTTGGATTATCCTTTACTTTTTTAATAGCCCTTGTCCAATCAATAACCTTTCGTGGATAAACACCTGTTACTACGTCTTCGTTTAAATCTAACATACGAAAAACTGATTGAGGATCAAAAGATAAATCAGCATCTATAAATAAAAGATGAGTATATTTTTCCTCGTCCATAAATAATTGTACTAATGTGTTACGAGCTCTTGTCACCAAAGACTCATTACCAATAGTTCCAAATTGTAATTCTACTTTTTTTTGTGCGGCTAGAGCCGTAAGTTGTAAACAACTTTTAAAGTAATCGGCTGTAAGCATGTTGCCATAACAAGGTGTGCCAATAAAAACTTTACTCATTTTCTCTGTAAAAAATATTAAGTGTAAACCTATTGGAGCTATCACCGAAAGACTGTAAATCAGAATGTGGTATCTTTGCACCATTAAAAAACAAGGCCCTATTTTCTACAAAGCCAATGTGTGAAGATAATTGATTACCGTGCATAAAACCTGTTCCGTTATTAAGAAGAGGTTCTCCTTTTACAAATAAAAGAAAGTTAGCTACATTTTCTTTATCATCATCTACATGAAATAAAGGTTCTTCTTTGTTTTGTCTTGAATGAGCACTTATTGATATTGGTTCAAGATTTCTATGTGGAAAGAAATAATGTTTTATTAATTTTAATAAAGGATCCTCATGAAAACTTTCAGGGAAAGTATGTCTAAATCCATACACTTGACCCTCTGGATTATTTACTTGAGTATACTTTAAATTTGTAAGAGTATTCTGTAAAGATTGTAAAGTTTCTGGACCTAAAAAATCATCCACATACATAACAAATTTTGTTTCTTTATAATGTTGCATAATTATTTATAATTTTTCTTTTTCCAAATTTTATTTTTGTAAGCATTAAATGACGATGATATGGTTTTAAAATTAAAAAGTTGTAATTTGTCCATTAAATTATCATCTTTAACAACGTTCATTTTCCAATTATCTCTTTTAAAAGGAAACACTAAACAAATAGGCTCACCTTTTTTTAATATTTTTTTTTGACCTTTACTTAAATCCCAATCCGTTACAAAGAAAGGAAAATTTACATAGTATTCAAATGTGTCGGTATCTACAATACCAGTAACTAGCCTAAAATCTCTTTTTTCTGTATTAAAAGGAGAGGTAAATAAACAACTATAACCTGGAGGAGTCTGTATAAACCAAGGATTTAAAAATTTAAGAGCCGCAGGTATTTCATTAGGATAAACCATAGACTTATTTATTTGCTCATTTGCATGACCTTGAATACCAATATTCATTTTACCCAACCCTTCGTCTTTTCTTGATGGTATTACCTCTAATTTAAAATTATTTTTTGAATCTTTGGTCTTTACAAACATAAAATCTATAGGAGATAAAATAGCATATCCCATTGTAACACTATCTAAAACAGGCTGACATTGTTTCACTGTCATGTGTAATTTATCCGATGAATAAATATAATTTGTTAGTTCTTTATACCAATTAGGTACAACTTTTTTAATAGGGACTGGATGTTCAATTAAATCAGCATATTGACTTATAAACTTTATTTCATTGTTTAGCATAGTCTACCTTTAAATATTCTATTTTCTTTAACCAATCTTTAGGAATAGCAATAGCACCACCACCTGTAATATCTTCTTTATCTTTACTGTAGGATCGCATGATAATTATTTTTTCTGGACCATCATGCACCATCCATCCTACTTCTTGGCACACGGCCAACGGCGCATTAATAACATCTTTTATATCAAGCCACCCTGTTTCTGTATCACGGGCATCTATCCACGTAACACGGACCATTGGTGCTTTGTCTATGTTAAAGGTTTCCACTTTAAAGTTTTCCACGCTATTGAGTGTCTCATCTTATCAGCTAAATGTATTTCAGCTTTGTGTTTTAAATTGGCATTATATACAACTAGCCTGTTTGCTTTGTATTCTACTTTTTTATTGTTTTCAAAAAGTAAGCTGCCTTTATATTCTTGATTCCATTCGTCCGTAAAAAACAAAAAAGTACAGTGACCATCATCGGCATGCATAGTTCCTTCAGAACCTTTGGGGTAACAATTAACATATGATCTAGTTGGTTTATAGGATAAAGAGGTTTTTTTAATAAAAAGATCAAATAAAAATTGATGAGATATATAATTATCTGTATCGCAGTAAAAGAAAGTAGATGATTCAGACTCAAAAGTATGAGCAAGCCCCCATTTCATAGTTTTTATTTCTTTTCTAATAAAATTTAAAAAATCTTCACTAACAACATTATCAAAAGTAAGTAAAATTTCTTTATTCATTAATAAATTCCTTTTTCTGTAAATGTAAATTAAACGATACCGATCTTCTCTCCTCATTAGGAGTTCTGAATGGATACACACCATGAGATAACCATGAGGGAAATAAATATATAGCACCTACTTCTGGAGTAGCCTGCCATTTATGACCACCAAAAGGTGAGGCCTGACCAAAATGCCAAACAATATCACCCACGCATGGATAATGATCTTCTTTTGCATACTCTTCTTTAAGACTAGGAGGTACTCGTAAATAAATTACACCAGATAATTCACCTTGGTGTATGTGAAAAGGATTAAAGTCTCCAGCCCACTGGCTCACGCACCACATAGATTCAATAATCATTTTACCAACAAACTCAGGTGAAATGGTATCATTAGCAGGTGGTACAGAAAGATACTGTTTAACTATTTGACCTAACGCACTTACCAAAGGTTCAAAAGTTTTACTTCCAATATCTTTTTGAGGGTAACGAACTTCTTTTTGAACATTACCAGCTAAGTTCATTGAATGATCATATTTTTTAGATAATTTTTCATCTTCCAATATCTCTGTTGCTTTATCATCTAAAATTTTAATTAAGTTATTGGGTAATTTTCCTTGTAATATTGTTGGACCAAATGGTCTAAGAGCATGAAATTCTACTTTAGTTGACATGATATCCCTTTCATTCTTTTTAAATATCTATTGTCATATAGCAAATATTTGCCTATAAATATAGGATTAAATACTTTGGCTTAATTACAAGGGCAGCCTCCTTGCATTATATAACAATCATGATTTGCAAAAGGAGAACATGCTAAAGAAGATTTTTAAAGCTGCCAAAAAAGCAGCTCCCATTATCGGCGCAGGACTAGGCTTTTTATATGGTGGACCTATGTTGGGTTCAGCTTTAGGTGGTGGTCTTGGTAGTCTAATTGCTGGCAAGAGTCCAAAAGATGCTCTTAAATTTGCCGCATTATCTGGACTAGCAGGTGGAGCTCTTGGTAAATTTGGTGGTCTTCAAGGCGGTCAAGGATTAGGTGGATTGTTTGGTAGAACGGCTGCTACATCAACAGCAGTACCATCAAGTGTTCTTAATGCAGCTTCAGGCGGTAATAAACTTTTGCTTAAAGATGCAATAATGAAAGGCGCAGTACAAAAACCAGGTGTTCTTGGATCGGTATTAAATTTTGCAAAAGCTAACCCTTTAGCAACAGCAGGAACTATTGCAGGATTAACAGGACTTCTTGCTTCTAAGGAAGAAGAAGAAAAAACACCTTATGAAGATATATATGGTAAGGTACCAGGTTTTACTAACATAGGTGATGCATCTGTAGGTGGCGTCAATGTAGTTCCTTTCTCTCAATATGGACCTGGCTTAATGGGTAGAGCAATGGGTGGACAAGTAAATGGTTTAAAAACTTTAGGTTTAAGACAAGGTGGATTTCCTCGTAAGAATGGTAAAATCGCAGGACCGGGAACCGAGACTAGTGATGAGATACCAGCAATGTTAAGTGATGGTGAGTTTGTTATTAATTCAAGAACTGTTAGAGGACTTGGTCAAGCAATGGGTGGTACAGGTAAACAAGATACTAGAGACAGAGGATCAAAATTCCTTTATAGTTTACAGAAGAAATATGGAGGCAAAAGATAATGGCAGATGAAATAATACAAAGGCAGCAACAAGCCCCTTATATTGAAAAAAGATCTGAGCAATTACTTGCATCCGTATTTGGTGATCCAAATGCTGTTAGAAGAAAAGACGCAGATGGTAAATTTACAGAAACAGAAGAAGCTTTTAACTTACGTAAACTAGGTAGAGCAGGTGTTGCTCAACAAATACCAGGATATGAGTTTGCAGGTTTTACTCCAGAACAACAACAAGCTTTTGGTTTAGCAAGTCAAAATGTAGGAGGTTATGCTCCAGCATTGCAAGCAGGTTTAGCACAAACAGGACTAGGAGCTACAACACAAGCTATTGGTGCAGGAACCATGGCCCAAGCTTCACCTTTATTTCAAGGTGCAACACAAGCATACGATCCAAAATCAGCGCAAGCGTTCATGGATCCATACCAACAACAAGTTACAAATCAAGCATTAGCTGAATACGATAAGCAAGCACAGATTGCTCAACAAGGCTTAGCTTCTCAAGCACAAAAGGTAGGTGCTTTTGGAGGCTCACGTATGGGTGTTCAAGAAGCAGAGCTTGGTAAAAATTTAGCCGACATTAAATCAAGACGTGTCTTTGAAGACTTATCACGTAACTATCAACAAGCACAAGGTGCTGCGATGGGTGCTCAAGAGTCACAACAAAGAAGACAATTACAAGCAGGTCAAGGGTTAGGTCAACTAGGTCAAGGCTTTGGACAATTAGGATTAAGTCAAGCAAATATAGGTAAAAATTTAGCTGGTCTTGGTGCACTTGGTCAACAATTAGGTCAAGCAGATATTCAATCACTACTAGGTGTTGGTGGTATGCAACAACAATTAGGTCAAGCACAAATGGAAGCTGGAAGACAACAAAAAATTCAAGCACAGCAAGAACCGTTTAGAAGACTTGGTTTTGCTAGTGATATATTACGAGGCACTCCAAGTAGCAGTATTCAATATACTCAACAGCCACCTGTCAATCCATATGCGCAAGCACTTGGTCTTGGTATTGCAGGGTTAGGAGCTATGGGTCAATTTGGTCAAGGCTTCGGAGGTTTATCACAGGGCTTTGGTAATTTGTTCGGAGGTAACTAATGGTTTTACCAATCGCTTATGGTTTAGGTGCGTTAGCTTTAAGGGCTGCTCCATTTGCACTTAGAGCAGGAAAAGCTTTAATTAAACCTGGTAATTTAAAAAAATATTTTATTGGTACTGGAGCTAGAACACCTGCTTCAGGCATTGGTCCAACTCTTCCAAGAACAAGACCAGGAATGTTTAAGCCTGGACCTTATGGTTTAAATACTGCGGCGCAATTTGGTGGAGTAACTGCAGGAATGGCTGGTTACGATTATTTAACTGGTGACGCTGAACAAAGTGCTAACACTCCTCCACCTAATTTTAACGATGGTGATAATCCAGAAGGAGTTTCACCGGGCGGAGGAAATAGTAGACGTGATATAGATGAAACTAAACAAAAACCTAAAGACGATGCTACAATGACAAGCGATCAAATTAAATCTGGAGAGTTAGATGATTTCATTAAAGAACGTATAGACTTATTTGAGAAATACATTGGTGATGATACAAGAAAAAAAACAAAGTCTGCAGGCTATAATGCTATGGTACAGTTTGGTTTGAACCTTGCTACAAAAAGGGGTAACTTAG